CTAAACCAATTGTCATAGTTGACGAAGCCGGTGACCTGGAATATAGCGCCTTTTTAGAACTTAAAGAATTTTGGAACGCGACTGAGGGCGTTTGCGGCTGGTATATGATAGGAGCGGACGGCCTACGGGCTAAAATTGAGAAAGGGATAAGAAACCAAAAAGTAGGATACCGCGAACTTTTCAGCCGTTTTAGTGGAAACTTTAGAAGCACGGTACCAGTTGGCCGGCAAGAAAAGTTAGCCTTTTATCAAACGCTTATACGCACCGTTCTGGAGGCAAACATGACAGACAAAAGCAGCCTAAACGAAATAGTCAAACGCTGCATTACAAAAGACACACAGGACAACATAGGCGGCCTGAGACGCGCTGAAAGCTTGTTAATGCTTCATCAACAATCAGAAAAACAAAATCAATAAAATATGGGAAGTACAGTAGAAATGCTTGTAAAGCAAAATGAAGTGAGGGCCTTGTATATGACAGGTGATTGGACAAACAAAGAGATTGCACTAAAATCCGAAGTTTCGGAACAATCTGTTAGCGACTGGTCACAAAAGTTTAAATGGAAAGAGGCCAGGGAATTTAGGCTAAAACGAGAGGCTTTAATCAAAGAACTAGAGAACGTTGACATTGATTACGTCTTGAAGAGTTTCGTTGATTTTATTCAATCAAAATACCCCTATCTAAAGGCTCAATGGGGATTCTATATAGACGAGTTCAAAGAATCTTTAAAGCTGTAATAATCGGAAGGGGGTAATATGAAAATCGCAACTACGCCACAAATTCAGAAAATCCATGTATTGCTTAACCAATTAGGCATAATGAACAGAAAAAAGGAGATCGTTTATCAGTTAACAGAGGGCCGGACTACCAGCACTAAGGAATTGCTAATGGACGAAGCAACGCAACTAATTACCAGTCTGGCGCAATTTGACCCGGCCGATAAGTTAAAACGGGCTATTTTCTCATTAGCCTACAAAGCGGGCATTATTTACGGCGAAAGAGATCTCGACAAAAAACTTAATGCTATAAAGCTTAACGGCTTTCTAAAGGAACGCGGAGCCGTTAAAAAATCATTGAATGAGATGACTTATTCTGAATTGATTAAGGTTCATCGCCAATTTGAAGCGTTGAATAAAAATGTACAAAAAGCCAGCCTAAGTAAAGAGGCCGAATTAGCAGTAACCAGTCTGCTGCAAGAACTTAATTTTAAATATCCTATATCACAATGAACCTACAAACCAATTCAGAAAACAATGCAGTAGTAGTTGCATTTGAAGACTTTATTACTAACGGAACGTCAGCCCAAAAACTTAAAAAGGATTTAAGCCGCTTGTACGTCCAGTTCACCCGGCTTTTGATTAAGTATCCCGACGAGATACGATCAGAAAACGACGCAGAACTGTATTGCCTGAGTGAATTAATCGAAGTGCTGGAGTGCAGTGACCAGGTATAAGAGAATGAGCAAGATCGACACAAAAAGCAACCAGGTAGCTTGTGTAGTTTAACTACGAAAAACCTGTATTTCAAATACATTGCAATTTTAAACACCCCAAAATCACTTATACTTTTACAATGAAACACGACGTAAAGAAGCAACACAAGGAACGGAAACACAACGATATTTTTTCCGATTTCTGCGGGATGATAAAAAGAGATGTTCCGGTTAGCTTGATTTATAAAAAGCTTTCTCGAAAGTATTACATGGATGCGGGGTCAATCTACCGCGTGATACTGGAAAAGAAGGGTGTTTTGAAAGATAATAAACAACCAGAGCATGTCACGTAGCAAAAATATAATAATGGGGTACGAAGCAAGTAAGCCGGGCTATTCAATTAGACCCGGCTTTACTTTTTACCAAAAAACACTAAACAAATAAATTATGCCAAAAAGCAGTAAACGATTCATTCTATCGAATGAGAAATTGAATTCCCACGGATTTGTAGTTATCACCGCAGGGATTGACTTAACTAACTTCATGAAAAACCCTGTAATGTATTGGTTGCACCAGTATCCAAGCGACGACAATGCAGAAGAAAGTTTGCCGATTGGTTATTGGGACGAAATACAAGTTAATGGCGCAGCGCTAACCGCCGTTCCCGTTTTCGACGATTCCGACGACTTTGCGATGAAAATCTACCACAAGGTAGAGCACGGTACTTTGAGATCGGCTAGCATTGCTATTGACCCGGTTCAGCTTGACAGCAACCGCGCAAATTGGGTAGAAGGGCAAAAGCTGCCCACTGTTGTTAAGTCCGTCCTTACCGAAGCAAGTATTGTTGACCGTCCTTCGAATTCTGATGCAGTAACCTTAAATGCTGGTGGCACCCATATCTTTTTGGCTTTAAATGCCGCAAACCTGCAAACACAGCCTGTCGCGGAGCCGACAAAACCCGTAGAGCCACAATTGCCGGTTGCCGAACTTTCTCCGGAAATATTAGCAGTTGTAGAGAATGCCATACAAGCCGGAAAGTTCACAAAGTCCGAAGCCGATAAGCTGCTTTCTATAGCGACAAAGGACTCATCCGTTGAAGACGCTATCAAGAAAATTGTAAAGGACGAAAAGATCAAACCTGAGAACATAAAAGGAAAATATCACCATACGCTTATTAGCCAGGCAACAGACAACTCATACGATCAGATTGAAAAGACTGTAAGGGGTGGCACAATGGATTTAAGGCGATACGCTCCAGAGTTATACAAAGCAAAATTCTTTGAAAAATACGGCCGCTTGCCAGCAGTGGTATAATCACCTCGTCAGGGATATGATAATTCAACACACGCCAATTTTAAAAGGTATTTAAAGGTATTTGAAATGGATATTAAACGCCAAAGCTGGAAAGCTATAAAACAGGCAGAAATAGAAAAAATCATATCCCTGCTTAAAACTGAGATCGGTATTGACGAGATCAGCGACAGCGGCATGGACTTCCTACTAAAGTTAAATAGGAAAGGACGTTTGAAAATGATAAAGATTTTGGAAGACTAACATTGATAAAATGACAAAAGAACAGTCAATCAAGAACCAAGCAAAACTTAAAAAATCAGAGGAAGTAAAGGACATTAAGTTCGTTTTACAACACTTCGATTTACCCCCGATCAGCAAAACCGCTATCGGCAAATTAGATGATAGCGAGCGAGGCCAGTTGCGGGGTGGCTTATGGGTGTTGTTGCGTCTCGTTAACGACAGTGTATGCGGCAGCGAAGTAGAACTTTTTAAACTCAGCTAATATGTTTAATCTAACATCTGAAGTTATTTTAGGCAACTACACTATGTACGGTGGCTTTAACGAGGTTAAGATAAAGCGCTCTGTTAAGGAGATCGTAGACACAGCAACAATAAAGGTACCGAGCATAGGCCGAATTAAGGATAACCCCGGTCTGCCAATGAGCAGTATAGAAACGTCGACCTGCTGGACGGAGGGCGACGAAGTGACCATGTTGTTAGGCTACAACAATGATAACCGCCAGGAATTTAAAGGCTTTGTACGAAGTGTAAAACCTTCCATCCCCGTTGAGATAGAATGCGAAGGGTATGCCTGGCAGCTTCGTAGAAAATACCTTCCCGGCTACTGGAAGAGTATAAAACTCCGCGAATTCTTAACCATACTAATACAGGGAACGGCCATTAAAATAAGTCCGTTTGTTCCTGACCTTCCATTAACTAATCTAAACATTGCGACTTGCGCCAATTGTCTTGAGATTTTGGAGTATCTTAAAAAGAACTGTCACTTAGCGGTTTATTTTCAATTCGACACACTGTATGTCGGGTTAGAAGAGGCTATCCCCGGCGATCTTGTTAAATATGATATAGGCTGGAATGTGCCTCGTACTAACAAACTGGACTATAAAGTCGCCAGCGATACGAAAGTAAGCATCCAACTTGTGACCGGCAAAGGGAAAAACAAGAAACGCACACTAATCCAGAAGGGTGATGCAGGCGGTAGCCTTATTCGCGAAAACATCTCAAACATTGTAGATCAAAAAAGCTTAACCACCATTGCCAATCAACAATTGGCACATAGAAAATATGACGGGTTACAAGGCAACCTGGACGCTTTTATGCAGCCTTATTGCAAGCCCTGCGATACTGCCCAATTGATTGACGAAATATATAACGTTGTTGATGGGGAATACTTTGTAGAAGGCGTCGAAATTACTTTCGGTATGAACGGCGGGCAACGTAAAGTTCACCTCGGCCCGGCTCTATCAACGCCAAATTTCATTGCATTACAAAACAAAAATTCAAATAGATAACCTTTAAAAATTAAACTATGAACCCTGTATTGTTATATACGGACACCCAAAGAATCGAAGACGAACAATCAACCCTGGCTAATGTGGTTGAAGTGTACCAGACAATTTACAACGCAATTAAAGCAGTTGGCGTGACGCCTACTATTGCTGAAATAGACAGTCTGGTACAATCGGCTAAACGCCAAAGCACGGCAGATTTTATCAACTCCTATATTAAGGGAAAGCTTGTGCAGCAATTAGCACCTTATCAACTAAACGGTGTGCAGATGTCGCAAGAATTCTTTATGAATGGCGTCGTTTTGCCTGACACAACCGGTATTAAAACTGCCCTGCAACCTGTTTGGGGCTACAAAGCCGACAAGGTTTTTGAAGGGGACGCGAAGTCCGCACGACTAAACCTATTAAGCCTGGCTAACGATGTTATCAGCGCTGTCGCTGGAGCCGATGCTACAATCGCTAGCTTATTCACCTATTATACGCAAAGCGACGCCAGCGCCGCAATGGCAGCACAATTGCAAGCGGTCGCCGACGCCTTAAATACGTTTGATGCTGCCAATGGAGCGTTTATGGGCAAGAAAGTGCCAACCATAGAGTTTAAAAGCAATCAAGGGTATTATGAAAGCACAATTCCAGGTTTGGCAGTAGACAACGGGACATTCGTTTTGAGCCTGGATTTTATAAGAAAATACGAGCAATTCGGCTCGTTGAATTTTTTCAGTTCCTATAATTCAGTCATGGACGCCTAAGAATTTCAATTTGTATTTTATCCGTGGTTGTAGCCGGGTTATGATATTTATCATACCCGGTTTTTTTTGCTATATCATTAGTAAATAATCATTTGCAGGGTATTCGTTAACGGGTATATATTTGTCTCAATGCGCGGCCATA